ATTTTTTGTTCTCGTTACTACACCACCATCTTCATGGGTTTCGATAATCTCTTCACAAATGTTATCCCATCCAGCAGGTGTTCCATTATAACCAATTGAGATGATACGATTATCTTTAACAACAACCGAACCTACCTGCAATCGTTTTGCGCTAGATAACTGAGCAAATCTCTCAGCTGTATCCATAAATGCATCAATCCACTTTTGCTTCAATGTATATTCTCTTTTTTATGACTCTTCACACCACTAACTTCAAAACATAACTTTCTGAAGTCATCACCTGATCCAACAGCATCGCAAAGCAACATGACTCTTGCTAACACAATAGCACCTAGTCTCAGTGCCGTTGTGTTATACTGTTGAGCATAATTCATCAATTCACTGTCAACTGCTCTTGATAACTCAATCATCTCATTATCAGTCATATCATTTTACCCAAAGTATAAATTCCCAAATCAACATTGATATTACCGTAAACATCACTGCCCACTCCATCAATGTAAAATTGCGTTGTATGCGATTGAAGAAATTTTCAATCTTAAGTTTCGTCTGCAGTTGCATCATACTCTTTCGTAACCAGCATCTTTCATCATGTTTTCCAACATGTCTGCAGCATTCTCATCAGTAAGAACAGCTGGATCTTCTTTTAGACCACGCCAAAATCCAATCGCATCTTTTGGTTTCTTACCATCGATAGTCCACTTCTTACCATTCCAATGAGCAAACTTATAGAATGGCCAATTATTCGTTTCCTTCGTTTCATAAAAACCAACATAGTGAGGATTAGTAGTGACAGGATACCATTCAGTAACAGTTTCCTCATATGCTTCTTCTTCTGCTTCTCTCTCACGTTCTGCTTCTTGATCATGGTAGTAGTCAATCAAACCAGTAAATTCTTGCAGGTCATCTGGTAATGCTTCCAATGATTCTAGATCATCAGACTCATACTCATAGTAGTCATCATCACCATCTTTCCAGATACCACAGAAAGCCATACCACCTTCATGATACAAACCTTCTACTTGCCATCCAAGGTTATAAATGTATTCATACAAAGAAATTGGTGGTGCCCATGCTGTATCAAATCCAATCCAAATAGTGTTATCGTCTTCACGATTCCAATCAATAACACTTATCTCCCACTTGGTTCCCCAATTAGTAACATTCCAATCATACCAGTTATCTTTCTCAGATTCTGGACGAGGACGTAGATGTTGGAAAACTTCTCTTTCCTCACTCTCAAGTATAGCAAATAATGCATCTACTTTTGATTTATCAGAATGTGACAGACGAACACTGTTATCGCACCAATTAGGCATAGTAAAACTCCATAATAAAAAACAAAATTAACGATAGTAGCAGAAGTTTCCTGTTACCATCTGACCATTAATCATCTCACTCTTCAACTCACAAACTTGTCCAGGCATAGGAACAACTGGTGCTTGCACTGGTGCTCCATAAACCACAGGTGGTGTTTGTTGGTATATTACTTGTGGTTGAGGGTAGACATACACAGGTGGTGGTGAGTAATACCTTGGTTGTGTAAGGATGTTACCGATCACGATACCTGCACCGAATGGTACCCAACCACCATAGCCACCACCATGGTTGTAACCATGAGCCATAGCAGGTGATGCGATACTCAAACTAACAATTAAACTTGCAAGAACTTTTTTCATTTTCACTCTCCTTAAGACAATTATACTCTAATATTGAATTAAAGTAAAGCACTAAGTTTCCGCAAGATTCTTGCTCTCCACGACTCAGGCACAGTCTTGCGGACTATGGACTCACTCCAGCTGGCTGAGTCTCTGTCTTTTTTGCAACTTTACTCGCCTTCGATGGCTCTGTTGCAATAAACCCAGCATCAAATAAAACCTTCTGTGTCAACTTCGGATACATCTTCGGTAGCGATTGATCCTTTACATGCAGCATTAGTTTGGCTTCAGTTGGATGAATGTTCTCAAGCAACTGAACAAACAGACTTTCACGTTTGATCGGTTTCAAGTCTTTTCTGCAGAACACATAAAATCGTTTGACTTCCATAAGCAAATTTGCAGGACTCATACCCAGTGGTCCAGGATCTGGTTTGAATGGAGGATCTCCATCAGGTAGAACAAACTTCTTCTCTGGATCAAAAGCATAGTCAAGCAATATCTTCAGTGCAGCACATGTCTGATACTTTGCAAAATTTGCCTTATCAGCATTCATCTCATCAAGCATTTCAGTTAAATATTTTGTCATCAAAAATCCTCAATCTCATCAAGTAACAATCGACAGCGATGTTGGATAAGGTAATTCATCACAGACATCTTATCGCCCTTTGGTTTATTATTTATGTAAGTATCAATGATAGTCTGACGAACATCTTCTGGAATGAAGTCAAAGTCAACCAGAGTTGCATTGCGTTGCCAGTTACGTCGTTCCTCATCATTCTTACAAGCAATAAAACCATTTTCCATAAATTCCTGTAGACGCTTCGCACTAACAGGTTTCTGTCTTTCTCCTGTTACAAACACATCGTCTTTTGATAGAATGTTTGGAACACCATCGCCAGCATCACCTTTGATGATGTGCTCGATTTTCTTTTCAATGATCTCTCGCTGAGTCCCAGTAACAAACTTTTTCTGCATCGGTGACCACTGTTTTACATCTCCTACTTGGTGCAACTGTTTGAAGTCCCCATCCGAAGATAGAATCAGAATTTTCTGTGGTTCCTC